ATTTCAATACTTTTAAGCATTTTTGTGTTATTGACACCTAAAAGCCTTTTTTGCGGTTTATATTCCATATTAAGCAACCGCCTTTAATTCAACTTTTTTGATTTTTTTAAGTAAATAATCAGTCGCTTTGTAAGCACGTGTTAATGATGATGTTAAAAATTTAACGTCATTTTTTAACGCTGATATCCAACTTTTAATGTATAAGGCGTGGTCAGCACGTATTGTTTTTTCTAAGTTAAATTGCTGACAAAGCATTATAGACCCGCATTCCGCTATTAACTCCTCAAAGGCATATGACTGTTGAGCATTATCTTTAAATTTTTTGTCATTATCTTTAAAGCGGTCGAGCCTTTGAGCGTGGCCAGTTGAGTGTATTAATTCGTGAAATAAGACCGAATAATAATTACTTGTCTCATCGCCGTATGACGTTTTAATAAAATTCTCTTTATTTGTCATATGGATATAATCAGTCGTTTTAGCATAATAACAACGGCCATCATTACTATGTTTAATTTCAACCGCCGTATCATTAACAAAATTATCTATTTCTTGAATAGATACAACCTTGTTAACATTGTCGGTATTATCAAATTTTAATTTACATTCCGACAAATCAACTTGAGCAATATTAAAAACTGGCGTTGCTTTTAAAAAAGGTATTTTATCCTCTTTTTTTGTTTTTTCATTCTCTTTAGTAAATGAGCCGTAATATAAAACTTTAGCTTTATGATTTTCCCCAGTGTTAATCTTACAACCAATTTTTTTCCAGTCTAAAAAAGATGCCCATATATTTTGACTGTAATTATTTTGATTAGCGACAAAATTTAGATTAAAAAAATTCGTGCTATTATAATGTTTACCAGTCACGGCATTAGTAGGCATATTTTTAGACATAAACATTTTTGCCCAGTCATTCGGGTTATTCTCCCAGATGTTAACAACTGTATCTCTAATGTTATATAAATAGTCTTTAGCTGATACTTTATTTAATGTAGTCATTTTGTTTTTACCTTTGTTAATTGTTTAATATCCTCTTAACTAATTTAATTTGATACAAAATAAAACAAAAAAATGCAAAATGTTATAAGAAATAAGATAGTAAAAACAATGACATATTGACCCCTTAGTTATACAACTGTAAGTAGTATTTAATGAATAAAACAACTGAAAGTAATATCTATAAACTAATTAAAAAAGCCGTTGTTAATCTTAAATTAAACTGTCAATTAACTAGAATAGAGAGTGGGTTTACCTTGCAAGGTATACCAGATTTATACGTTGTTTATAACTCTAAATTGATTAATAAACCCGTTTGTTTTTGGTTGGAATTAAAAGCAAATAATCTAAAGAATTGCAACGTTTCAAAGTACCAATTCAACTGGATATTAAAACATAATAAACTAGGAGGTGTTGCCTATATCCTCAATAGACCCCTCGAGCATCGAGTGTTAAAACTCTATAGGGTTGACCCGTGCAACGTGGTGACTGAAGTATTATCAACTGAGTACAGCATCACGGGCATTGCTAACGTATTTGAATGGGTCGCCAAAAAACATTGTATTGCTTAATTACTACCGATAATCTTTACTTATCACTAATAAGATAATGTTATATAATGTAATACACTTGAGCCGTGACCCGTGCAACCCGTGCCGTTGAGGCTCAAAAACAAGCCACAATACAACTTACAATTGTACAACTTTTACGGGAACATTTAAAAAAAAGAGTAGCTTTCCGAGGGACTATTGTGCAGGACTTACACATACAGTACAGTTGATTTTATTATGGAACCTAACATTTCTAATGTTGACCTATTAACTACAGATCAATTACGAGAGAAAGTTGAGCGTGCATGGATCCAACATATCAAGCTGTGCCAGGATAATTTTTTATATTTTGTCAGAGAGATGTGGCCAGACTTCATCTTTCGTAAAGAAACTGACAGGACCCGATGGGGACACCACCAGATCATTGCTAATGAGTTTACTAAGATAGCCAGTGAGAAGAAAGGGAGACTCATTATTAACATGCCACCTAGGCATACTAAATCTGAGTTCGCTTCTATTTACTTTCCTGCTTGGATTATAGGTAAGTATCCTAAAATGAAATTAATGCAGGTATCTCACAATGCGGAGTTATCTGGAAGATTTGGTAGTAAGGTTCGTAACTTAATTGATTCACCACAATACAAACAAATATTTGGTGATGTGAGGCTCAGAGAAGATTCTAAAGCAAAGGGACGTTGGGAAACAAATCACGGCGGTGAGTATTATGCTGCAGGTGTTGGTGGTTCCATTACAGGTCGTGGTGCAGATTTATTAATTATTGACGATCCCCATACTGAACAAGACTCATTGTCTAATACTGCTATGGAGAGATCATACGAGTGGTATTTATCAGGACCCAGACAACGATTACAACCAGGTGGTTCCATCTTATTAGTTATGACTAGGTGGGCTGAAGATGACCTTACTGGTAGACTGATCAAGGCTCAAGCAGAACCTAAAGCAGACAAGTGGAAATTAATTTCATTTCCAGCAATTTTAGATTCAGGAGTCCCTGTTTGGCCAGAGTATTGGAACCTAGAAGAATTAGAAAAAGTAAAAGCTTCATTAAGTATTAGGAACTGGTCTGCTCAATATATGCAGAATCCTACATCTGAAGAGGGTGCCATTATAAAACGAGAATGGTGGAAGCCTTGGAAGTTTGATGACATACCAAATTTACAACATGTTATTCAAAGTTATGATACGGCGTTTAGTAAAAAAGAAACTGCCGATTATTCTGCTATTACTACTTGGGGAATCTTTCAACCTAAGGAGGATCAACCTTTTGCAATGATATTATTAGATGCTATTAAAGGTAAATTTGATTTTCCAGAATTAAAGAATATAGCATTTGAACAGTATAGATACTGGGAACCAGAAACGGTTCTTATTGAAGCCAAAGCCTCAGGACAACCTTTACTACAGGAGTTTAGAAGAGCGGGTATACCTGCCGTAGACTTTAGTCCTAATAAAGGAAATGACAAGTTTACTAGGATAAATTCATGTGCCCCTGTATTTGAAGCGGGTAATGTTTACTATCCAGATGGTGAGAAATTTGCCATGGATGTTATTGAGGAGTGTGCTGCGTTTCCTCACGGTCAATATGACGATTATGTGGACAGTACTACTCAAGCCGTGTTAAGATACCGACAAGGAAGCTTTGTCAGTACATATATGGATTATGTGGAAGAAGAGCGTCCACCAAAAGAATATAAATATTATTAGGAGCCCTTATGAAAAAAGCTAAAGACATGTCTAAGCTACATGAAGATAAAGAATCTACAATGGAAGAAGGCAGAGAAACTAAAATGGAAAAAGAAGGTTACGAAGAAAATGAATCTGGTAAAATGGTTAAACCTAAAAAAGCATTTATGGGTTTAGCAGTTGAAGCTGCAAAGAATCCTGTAAGCTTATTGGGATTAGCTGCAAAAAATAAAATGGGATTAATTGGTGGTGCAAATAAATTAAAAGATAAATATTTTGCTAAAGGTGGTATGACTAAATCTCAAAAGAAAGTTGGTAAAGTAATGTCAGAATTTAAAGCAGGCAAATTAAAATCATCTTCAGGTAAAAAAGTTACAAACCCTAAACAAGCCATTGCTATTGGATTATCAGAAGCAGGTATGTCTAAAAAGAAAATGATGGGAGGAATGATGAGTGATGGTGTTTCTGAAAAAGGAATGGGTATTGAAAAGAAAATGGGTGGCGGCATGATGAGTGATGGTGTTGCTAATAGAGGTTCAGGTATAGAAATGAAGAGCAAAGGCGGCATGGTCCGTGGACAAGGTATAGCGATTAGAGGTACAAAATTTAAAGGTATATTTTAATGGCTGAAAAAATTAAAAGTAATCCTGAACAATCTTATAGAAGAGCAAGAAGAAGAAAAACATTAGACGCTGCTGCTGTGAAAGAAGCACCAGATCCTTATTTAGAACGTAACGAATTTAAACCAGGTTTTTATGATCAACCAGATAAACGTCCTGTAACTGCAGAGACAATGTATGGTACTGGAACTACAAGACAACTTGATGAAAGTATAATGTCACCTGATGATTCTATGTTGGTGCAATATCAACAAGACGGTGGATTAATGGATCAACCTCATTTGAATTATATGGGTGCAGCTAAAGGTAAATTTATTGCTAAAGGTTGTGGCAAAGTAATGAGTGATAGACGTAAAAAAACCAAGATGTATTAACTTTACATTAGTGTAATTTAATATAAAAGATTTGTATGGCAATTGAAGACAATAATCCAATAGGAGAAATAGATCCTTCCGTTGTACAAACGGATATGTCTGTTCCAGCAGAACCTGTAGATATTCAAGTTGAAGGACAGGAAACTCCTGTAATGGAGGAACCTAAAGAAGATTTCTATCGTAATCTTGCAGAAGACATGGATGATAGAATGTTAGATAAAATTTCTTATACATTACTAAGTGATTACAAACGAGATAAAGAATCTAGACAAGATTGGGAACAAGGTTATGTAAGTGGTTTAGATTTATTAGGATTTAGATACAAAGATCAAACAAGACCTTTCCAAGGAGCATCAGGCGTAACTCATCCATTACTTGCAGAAGCAGTTACACAATTTCAAGCACAAGCTTATAAAGAATTATTACCATCTTCAGGACCTGTAAGAACACAAGTCATTGGAGCAGATGATCAAGAAGTTGAGAATCAAGCACAACGTGTAGAAGATTTTATGAACTATATGTTAATGGAGAAGATGGAAGAATATACTCCAGAGTTTGATCAGTTATTATTTTATTTACCACTTGCAGGATCTGCATTTAAAAAAATTTACTATGATGAAATGATGGGGCGTGCAGTATCTAAATTTGTACCTGCAGAAGATTTAGTAGTTCCTTATTATGCAACAGATTTAAAAGATTGTGAAAGAATTACCCACATTGTTAAAATGTCAGAGAATGATATTCTTAAAAAACAAGAAGCTGGTTTTTATAGAGATATAGAATTACAAGAAACAAATCCTAATGAGAGTGATATTCAAAAGAAGTATAATCAATTAGAAGGTACTCAATCTCCAGGTAATAATATAGATTTTCAATTTAATATATTGGAGATGCATGTAGATTTAGATTTAGAAGAATTTGAAAAGACTTCTAATGATAAAGATAAAAATATTAAGATTCCATATATTGTAACTTTAGATGAAGGGTCACAAAAGATATTATCTATCTATAGGAACTATGATGAGAAAGATCCATTAAAGATTAGAAAAGATTACTTTGTACACTTTAAATTTTTACCAGGTTTAGGATTCTATGGGTTTGGTTTAATTCACATGATTGGTGGATTATCTAGATCAGCAACTCAAGCTCTAAGACAATTATTAGATGCTGGAACATTAGCAAATTTGCCAGCTGGATTTAAAGCTAGAGGTTTAAGAATTAGAGATGACGATCAACCATTCCAACCAGGTGAGTTTAGAGATGTAGATGCACCAGGCGGAAACATTAAAGATCAATT